GGGTGTAGCTGCGGGTTTTCCTGTACCGGCGTCGTAAAAAGTCGTTACGGCCCAAAAAGTCGTTACGGCTTGGAAAAAGTCGTTACGGCTGGAAAAAGTCGTTACGGCTGGAAAAAGTCGTTACGGATTTGGGGGGGTGCCACGCATCGACCCGACTAATCGCAAGACCACACAGGGCATCCTCGCGGACCGTTTCCGCAGAACGACCACCGTTTCTGGACTATATTGCAGGCAACCGACGAGAATCGCCTGTAACGCCGCGTCCCTCAAGCCGCGAGCCGAGACACATAACAGCAAAGAACGAATGCCTGAGACACCACCACCGACCCCACAACCCACCACCTGTGACGGTAGCGGTGCCGATCCAGCTCACACATCGTGACAACAACTGTTGCCATCCCGACGTGCTTCAGCGACACCAGGGCATCGACACCACCCCAGTCAATCACCATGCACGCCAGCGGATTCAGCTCAACATCCCGCAACGCGTCCGCATCCAGCAGACAAAACCACACGTCCAGGCCCGACACCCCCGCGACGAACACCAACGCCGACCATAGCTTCCACCTCATACACGCTTCGCCTCCATGCGAAATACGGCTGCGAGATGGCCATTCTACCACGATCAGGCGTTACGGCAAAAAGTCGTTACGGCTCACTCGTGGATGGTTCCGCCCCTCTTTCTCCGCTTCGCCCACTCCAGCTCAGACTCCCGGTCTTTGCACAGGTGCATCTTCTCGCGGTAGTAGCACACCAGGCTGATCCGCTCCCACGGCGGTCTCCCCCGCGGAGTGGTGTTGCCATGCCACTCATGCACATCAGCCAGCAACAGGTCGCGCGTCCTCATGTCGAAAGCCACCACCGGGTCAAACCCTGGGAACGCAAGATAGAAACCCTCATACTCTCCCGCTGCAAATGCAGTCATCACCCCGAACCCGTCAGGGAAATCCCCGTTGTCGCGGTGAACCGCCGTCTGGAAGTTCTTGTTGACCGTGATGGTGGTGAACACCGTCCCCTTGATGATCCAGTCAGGCTCGGTCGAATCACACACGGCCTGTTGTGCCGCCCACCGATCAGGAGCGAGTGCCCTGAAGTGGTCGTCTATGGTCTGGAGATAGGGGATGGCGTCGGCAAATTTTTCGGGATGCTTTGCGGTGTATGCCGTCGTCCGGCAAAACGGCCTGCGTGCTTCCCGGTCATAGAATCCCACGATCCCACTGGTCGTTCCCGTCGCCGCCCGGTTGGTCTTCGACGGTGTACCATCCTGACGGACGTAGGCGACGTTGCGCTCCCGTTGCTCGTTACGGCTCCCGGCCGCCAGGCCACGGTTCGTCTGGTCGCTGCGGTAGGCCGCTCCACGCAGACCGTAGTAAGCACGCCTGGTTTCCGAGGCACCCATCAGCCTCTTGCGAAACCTGGCCAGCAACGCCCCGTCTGGCTTGTACACGTCCACTGACTCCGCGATGACCAGATCAACGTCCGAGTCATCCAGGAGCTTTCCCGGCAGACCGTCGTCGCTCACACGGGCTGTCAGGTGCAACTCACGCATCGTCACCGGCTGCGATCCGCATGGCTCGGTAGACGGAGTCGCTGATGTTGTCCAACCCCAGCCTGTCACGCAACTTACGCTCCCAGAGGTTGAACTGCTCGTGCTGCTCCGGCGAGAAGAAGACCTGCACCAGTCGTATCGTGGAAGTGGGAATCACCTCCACCTGGGGAAGATCATCGTCGTCGTCTTCCCCGAAGTCCGGCTCGGGAACCGCATCCGACAGGATCTTGTTCAGTTCCTCGTCGGTAAATCCGAGTGCGTCGAAACTGATACCAGCATGGGACGCATCCTCAATCGCCTCGGCCAACATCGAAACATCCCACTCCGACAGTTCGGCCACCCGGTTGTCTGCCACGGCAAACGCCGTCGCCTCCTCGGCCGCCAGGCCCGTGCTGTAAACCGCGATCTCTCCCCACCCCAGCAGCTTCGCCGCCCGCAAGACACCGTTGCCTGCCCTGACGACGTTGTCCCTGTCCACGATGATCGGCTTTTGCTGACCGAACCGCTTGAGCGAGCCGATGATGGCGTCGAGGTTTCTGCGGTTGTGTGCCCGGGCGTTGCGGGGATCGAGCGTAAGATCGTCAATGGGAACGATCTGAACCAATGACGGCTCAAAAGTCGTTACGGCCTCGGGCATCTCCAGACCTCCTCTTTCCGAACCGACCGGCTAATAGAGATGCAGGTTGGAAAGTTTTTTGACATCTATCACAGGAACTTCCCATTCCTTGACCTCCCCCTGGCGACGCCAGCGTTCCTCCGTCCACCCCTCTCGAATCTTGGCACACTCCTCGACAATCTCCTCGGGAGTGGGTGTGTAGCGTTCCCTGCCGCCTGTCATGTGCGGTTCCCTCCGCTAGTACATCGCGACGACGGCGTGTCCGTCTGACACCATCCTCTCGTTCAGGTTGATCGGGTTGCCATCCTGGTCCTCGCCGATCAGGTCAGCCAAGTACCTGCCGTATTTCCCCTTCTTGTCCTGGTACGTCTTCACGACGATGTCCCACTCGCCGTCCTTGCAGGCGAACTCAACGAGCAGTCCGGCCAGATGGCTCGTCGCGTCGTAGCCCGCCTGCTTGTTGGGGCCGCGCACCTCGGGCGTGTTGATGCCGTACAGTCGCAACCGTTGTCTCGTCGTGATCGACATGCCCAGGTCGAGATCCACGTCCACCGTATCACCGTCCACCAGCCTGGCAATCTTCGCTCGCCGGATGTAATCGTCACGAGTCATCACGGCCCACCTTGCGCCGGAGCGTCTCGATGATGAACATGGTCGCAGCCGTCGCCGCGCCGGTCCCGGCTATCGCCCGGCCCTCGGTCTGGTCGAAGTCGCTCGCAGTCAACCAGAGGATCGCAGTCAGGGCAATCAGTCCGCTCACCCAGTAGAGGAACGGCCAGAGCTGTGAATTAGCTGGGGGTGCCCTCATGCTGGCGCACCTGAAGAGGTCGACCCGAACAATCGGCCAACGTCGTCGGCAATCCGCTTGACCGCTTCCCGGTCGTCTACGTGTTCCACCACCGACCGAACCAGGGCCTCGCCCATTGCCAACGCGCGTTCTGTGGTCATCACCTGTTGCAAGTCTACCATCCGACGCCATTCACGCGAGGCTATCCGGCTCTTGCGTTCAACCAAGCTGGCAACCTCATCCACCAGTTCGCCGAATGCCGCACCCTCGCGAACAGCGGTCACCAGTTCGGACAACAACTCGCCGACCCGCGCGCGGTCGCCGACCCGATTAGCCTCGGTCAGCTTGTCCGCTGTCTTGTTGAGTTGTTGCCACCAGGTGTTAGACACACCGTGCCGATGCAACCGCTCGACCCGTTCCGCGATGATCGCTTGCAGCAATGCGACCTCTCCGCGCAGTTCACCCAGTGCCGGGTCCGCTTCCGCTTCCGCATACTTCGAGGCTAGTCCTGTCGGGATGTATTTGGAATAACGGCCGTGTTTCCACGATCCGTTTGCCGGTCCAATCGGCGCAGCCCCACCATGAAAACGGCATTTCATCCGCCCGCGTTCGGCATACCTTCGGCAAGGTTCACCGTCCCGCCTGGTGCCACCGTTTTCTCCGCATCGGGTCGCGCTCATTCATCCGGCTCGCCCAACTCCAACCGATACTGCGTGTCACTGTCCGAGGGCGTGACCACGTCCGCAGCAACCGACGACAGATTACCAAGCAGCCACGGAATCGCCGACCCCAATCCCATCCCGCCGCCAAGCAGCCCGGCACCAATAGCCAGCTTCGCCAGCGTCCCCAGTCCCGGCTCGGGCGGGTTCACGATGGTCGGCGAGTTCCAGTTGATGCCCACGTCGTCCGGCTGCTCCCAATCTGAGCCGAGATGCTTACGCAGGTTCGCTTCCGCCATCGCCATCGCGTGCCGGTTCTGCTGCATCATCTGGTCGAGCTGTACCAGATTCGCCGCCGCGTCGATCTCGGGCAATGTAGGCTGCGATGGCGGCTCGGTCCCCACTCCAGAAGACGGAGTGCCATTCCCCATGCTCCGCGTCCCTCCGAGCCGTCTCGCCAGCCCACCAGTCAGCAAGTCCCATCGCATCAGCTCGCTGCGCCAGCGTTACCCGGTGACGGGATCGACTGGACGCCGGGGAACATCCCCGACGCCTTGAGTTGCGTCTGGAGATTGGCCTGCCCGTGCTGTTCGAGAAGGTTCTGGGCGGTCGCGCCGATCAGTTGCAGCTTGAGCTGCCACAATTTTGCAGACTCCTCACTGACGTGCCCAATGTTGACTGAGAAACGTGTGGCGGCCTGGGCCAAGACTGACCCATTCTGGGCAAAGTCCTGCTCCATCTGTGTTTTGATCTGCTCGTTCATCGTGTCCTCGCTTTCGTTGGCAGTATGAGTTTGATCGGTGTCCCGAACGGATAGGATTGCTCGGCGATCACCTTGCCGGTCGTCGGGTCCAGCACCTGAACACGCACCGGCATCGTCATCAGCGTGTCGATCAGCTTACGGTGAGATGCGAGTTCCTGCCGTAACTCAGCAATCTCCAACGGGTCAGCATTCTTGCCGTCCGCCCCTGGCTCACCCGGCTCCCAGCTACGGACGACTTTCCATAGCTCGATGATCTCTCGCGTGCGGTCCTTGTCTCCCCACTCGGGAGACTCGTTACGGCTGTCGACATCAGGTTCCGCTGACTTCTCGGCAAAGACCAGGCTGCCTGACGACTCGGTCGCTCCGTTGCCCTTGAGGAACCGGAGAATCTGCGGGTGGGTTGCACCAAGGGCACGCTCGTCATCCTCACCATGACTCAGCACCGACACCAGCGAGCCACCTTCAAAGACGGCTCCCCCACTGTCGCCGTTGGCGAACCGCCCACTCGTTACCGCGTAGGCTGCTCGGCCGTTCTTCAGGTTGGAAATCACGACGGGGTCCATCGGCTTGAGACCCTTGATGACGAGCTTGCCTTTCGCGGAGGAGGTGTAGCCAGCTCCAAAGACCTCCCCCTTGGTTCTCGCAAGAAGCACAGGAACCACGCCGATCACGTCCCGGCTGCGACACTTGAACAGTGCCAAGTCGGAATCCTTGTCCCGGCCCACAAACGTCGCCACACCCTGGGTGCCGTCCCGGTTCTGGAAGACGATGTCCGAGCCACGCCGCTTGCTCAGGTGGCTCACAGTGAGTCCATAGGCCGTCTCACCGTCCACACAGACGATGATGCCGCTGCCAACTCCGTGCCCCAGACGGACGCAGGCGTCATAGGGAGATGGCTCACTCGTTACGTCGCCGCCAAGAAATGCGGCCGTCAAGAGAATCGTCGCCAATCGCAGGTGCATGACAAAATCATACGTCGGCCATAGCGTATGTTCAAGAAGCTATGGACTTTTGTTTCCATCAACCAGAGCCGACCGCAGCGAGAGTTCCCCCGGTAGGTAAAGGGTTCGCATCGCTGGGTCGTGAGCGGCGATCAACCGCTACTCTGGTGGATCGAACAGCGTTTTCTGCCCCTCGACGGGCTTGATGGCTGGCGAAGACTGATCGGCCCACTTCTTCGGGTTCGTGATCCGCTTGGCCGCGAGGTCCGCATACTCGGGGTTGAGTTCCACGCCGATGAACTCACGCCCCAACTCGACAGCGACCTTCCCCGTCGTGCCGCTGCCAGCGAACGGGTCCAGCACAACGCACGGCACGGGGTCGGCTGATTCACAGTCGCACCCCGCCGACCAACCAGTTACCCGACGTTCCGGGTAACCGTGTTCGGCGTATAGCGCGGATAGCGCAGAACCGGCAACCGTCCCGCTGTCGTGCGCCGTCTTTCCACGGTTCGCCAATCCGTCGCGAAACCTGTTATTTGGTGGCCCGCCGACCAGTTCAATTTGCCGCACCAACGGCGCACCACACGCCGGACACGCCCCGCGTTCGCTGGTCCCTGCCAACACGCACGGCAGGACCAACGCTTCTGGGAATGTGGCGAAGTGTGCTTCGCTGTAGGGTTGCGTCGGGATCTCCCAGACGGTTCGCTTGTTGCGTTGTCCCAAATACTCCCGGTGTCCGGGAGTATTTGGCCCCGAACCGACCCGTCCCCCCCCCGCCGTTTCCTTTTGTCCGACGTGAAAATCGGAATTATATCTTCCGGCGTGTTCGGGCTTCGCCCGTTCCCGCACCGCATCAGCGTCATAGAAATACCGGGGCCGCTTCGTCAGCAGGAAAACGTACTCGTGCGCCTTCGTCGGCCTGTCCGTCACCGATTCCGGCATCGGGTTTGGCTTTAACCAGATGATGTCAGACCGCAGATACCAGCCGTCAGCCTGCAACGCGAACGCCACGCGCCAAGGAATCCCGATAAGATCCTTATGCTTCAAACCGATCAATCGGGCGTTTCGTGTCGGGTTCTTTCCATCAATCCTGCCCCGATTGACTCGACCGCCCCTCTTAGTCTTGCCCCCCTTGCCGCCAGCCAAAGTCTCTGCCGGTTGATGCGTGCCCCCTCGCGCCGCCGCGTAACTGTCGCCAAGGTTTAACCACAACGTCCCGTCGTCCCGCAGAACACGCCACACCGAACGGAACACGTCGACCAGTTCCGCCAGGAACGCGTCCGGCGTTTCTTCCAGTCCGATTTGACCATCGACGCCGTAGTCACGCAGTCCCCAGTAGGGCGGAGACGTGATGCACGTTTGCACCGAACCCTCGGGCAGATCAGCGAGCCGGTCACGACAGTCACCGATCAGCAGCTTCCAGTTGCGTCCGCTCCGGTCAGACACCCGACACCTCGTTCAGCAATTGGACGGCAGCGTGTTCTGTGATCGACAACTCGTCACCGTCTTCGTCTAACCCAGAAAACAACACGGCGTCCCCAACAAGATGCTGCCTCGCCAAACCTGACGCTATCGGGTTCGGCGGCATCTTCTCACTGAGACCGTCTTCGCAGACATACATCTTTATACGGTCACCCGTGCTGGGAACCATCTCGATGAATCCGCCGACCGCCTCTTGCAAATCGGTCAGACCGTCGAACTTACGCACGGTGAACGCCAGCACAGGATCGTTCGCATGAATCACAGCACCCCAAAACATCAGATCACCTCCCCGACCGGCATCGGCCACTCTACCCCCAACGCGGTAAGAGACTCCCGCATCGCTGGCTTCGCGTTGATCTGCTCAGTCAGTGCTGCGATCAGCCCGGTGTGTTCGCCTGATGGGACGCGGTCCCACCACTTTCCAGCCGCTGGCTCCCAGCCATGCTCAGTGACTAGCAGGTTGCCCAACTCCATCAGCAGCAGCTTGAGGTTCCCTAGCCGCTCGACCTCTTCGATCAGCCACTCCATCTCGCCGAACCACTCGACCCACACACCTTCGCCACGGGGATCGCCCCCCGGCGGTCCAGAAGCCACCTTGTATCCGTATTCGTCGCAGACTTCTTGAAGGTTCACCCGCGACTGGGCCAGCAGTTGCTTGATCTCGTTCAGTCGGTCACTCATCACTTCGCCTCCTCACGAATGAGCCACAGCATATACCCAGCGAACACGACGCCCACCGACACCAAGTGAATCCACTCCCAGCCATCACCCATCATGGCGCGCCCTCTCTCCTAGCTGATCCTGATTGAATGAGTCTCAGTGAGACTCGCACCGGGAACCTCCAGGTCTGCCATCAACGCCTGGCGAATGTCAGACTTCAACACGGTGACAGTCTCGGTGAGCGTCTTGAACTCGGCTGGCAGTTCCTCCTCGTTTGCGATCTCGACACGGTAGTTGTGTGCCAGCGAGATGTTGAGAACAGTTCCCTCGACCTTGCTTCGGCCCATCTCGTGCATGGACGACGCCACATACCGCCGCAGCCACTCGATCTTGTTCTTGACGGTGGAGGCCCGGCCCTTGAGCCGCTTGGACTCATCGTCAAGTGCGTCGTGGGTTGCCGAGAGTGACCGGATCATCTTGGCGATGGTCTCGATCTTCTCGGAGTGATCGCACTCAAGCTGATCGAATTCGTCTTGCAGGGATTCCTGCTCGCCGTCATCTGCATCGTCTGCGTCGATGCTCCCCTCGATTCGCCCCCACAACTCCAGGTAGGCATCTGCAAACTCATACAGTTTCAATGCCATCAATCCTCCTCCGTGATTCGGGTGTATTGTTTCCGGTACACATCAGTCACGCAGTCCTCGTCCAACAACTCGGAGGACTTCGCCAGGAGGACAGCGACACGAGACGCTGACTCAGCCGTCATCGCCGTCTCCATCATCAGCAGTCGCTTGGGCATCCCCCTCTTTGCCATCTCCAGCAGACGCCTCGCTCTCCGCAGCAGGGCATTCACCGACACGGTGAATTCCACCAGGTCGAGGACATCGTCGTCCGTATGGTCGTCTTGTAATGATTCGCGTGCTTCCTCGGCGGCCTGCTTCGCGGCGGCCCGCTCGACAATCCGCACGAGCGGCTCATCCGGCGTGGAAGGAACCAGCGAATCGCCATTGGGTGGTCCTGGCATCTCTATGTCCTCGTTAGGTTGTCGTCGTGAATCCGGTAGCCCGCCGACCTTCCCAGCGGGAGGTCAGGACGCACAACGGTAGGTGGAATGAAAACCATCTTGTATCGAGGGTTGTCCCTCGGGCCAACTTGCTGCATCCGCATGTGTCCTCGCCGAATGTGCGATGTCTCCAATTCCCGTTTCCGCATCGGCTCGCCGTCCTTGGAAGCATAGCGGACAAGCGGGAGCGGCAGGTCGATCTCCGACCCCACCTTCCAGCCGATGCCGTTCATCTGTCGATTGCCCTTCTCCACGATGTCGTCGGTGGGCTTTCCCGCCGCGACCGCTTCCCGGTACTTGGTGATTAGCTTGCGTGGCAGGTCTGGCATCACCACCTCGTGCTGACCAACCCCAAAGAAGCACGTCGCAATGGCGAGTCGCATGAGGCTGCTGCGGAATTCCTTGCCCGGCTCAAACCCGCCATCGTCATAGATTGACGTGTGCAAATCAGCATCGGTGAGACGATCCTGGAGAGGCGTGTGTTCCTCGATGCCCATTGCATAGGAATACTCGATTCGCTGCTCTGATGCCTCCGGGGTGAGAATGTCGTGTTCCTCATTGCGTCCATCGAACTGATAGGAGACGATCAGCTTTCTCGCACAATCTTCCATCGAGACGTTCGGGATTCCCATTTCAGCGTCCTCGCCAGCATGTGCTGTTGAGACCAGGATGCCGACAAGTCTTGGGTCGCCTGGGGAACCCAACTGGTGACAGGTCGGCAACTTGATCTCAAAAAACGGGTAGGGCATTTGGAGGAACCGACCAGGAATGTTGATGTCGACCACGGAAAGCGCGTCGAGCATCTGCGGCCAGATTTTGTAATAGGGTTTCCCCCACCTGTTCCACTCTCTTTGTGCGGCGATGGTAAAAAGCTGAGTATTGGCCTCCTGGTCACTGTTGCCACGTCGTCGCAATTGCTTGCCAAACGACTCGATTTGAGTATCGAAATACTCGACCACGCTCATGTCCCTGATTATCCGCTTGATGGCACGCCGGTTCTTCCCCACAACCCGCTTGGCATAGGCAACGCCATAAGCACGGGCGTCTTCATAGTTGAAAAAGTCCATTTCTCTCTCCTGATCTGACTATCGGACAGACAGTAGCATAGGCTACAGTCTATGTCAACAAGCGACACAAAAAGGGCCGGGGCACTTTACCCCGGCTCGCCAATCTGTAAACAAGATTCCAGCTCTCTAGGTTTTGTTTTCTATGAGAGCCTTGGCCGCAGAGACGGATTGAGTGTGAAACCAGTGCGAGTCATCGCACCAACTGTGATGCACGTCCAGAATCTTCGGATCGTTGATGGTGGTCCCCTCCTGGTCCTCGGCAACCAGGTCGTGTCCCCCTGGCGTGTTCTCGAACTGCCGGAACCACCAGACCTCGCCGACGTTCGACGGTATCTTGATCTGCGGTTTCCAGAACGGGGATATCACCGCTCGCCACGGAAAGATACCCGAGTGGTAGACGCCGTCACAAAGGACGGCGTAAGGAACCTTCAGTCCCCGCTTCTTGAACTCCCGGGCCAGCTTCAGGAAACCGTAACCAACGCCCCACGAGTAAGCACAGATGAGTGCCGAAAAGTCCTTATGGCTCCCGTTCGCCGTGCGAAAGCAATGCTCAGAGAACGACTCCCAGTTGCTGTCCCACTCCAGAATCGACACCCGGCATTCTGGACTCTCGAACTGCCGCAACTTCATCCAGAGTTTTTCGATCCCGGTGGGACGGGCCAGGGTCTGGGTGAATCCGCTGATGCACACGATCCGTGTTGGAATCCCGGTACTCAACCTGATGCCTCCAAAACACTGATCCGCTCGGTGTTCTTGGTGACGTGGGACTTGGTCTCTTTCAGGTCAGCCTCGATCACCGGCACGCGGTCGACTGCGTTTTCGATCCTGGCCAGTTGTCTGCTGATCCGCATCATCCAGCCCACGATGGCACCGCTCACACCCACCGTCAGTGCGAACAGTCCGATCCATTCAGACGCTTCCATCGAAAACCTTTCCGTCTTGATATGACCGGGGCCGCCCATTCACAATGACACCGGGACCAGCCCGGCACGGACGCCATTTACTGGTGCCACCAGCCCGGCACGGACGCCGGGCTGGTCTATTTTACGTCAGAACGTCTTTGCCATCACTACCAGTTCGTTCGCAATCGAAGAACGTGACGGCCAAAGCCAATGCCTGCCACTCATCTTTGCGGATTCCATAGAGGGGGCCGGGCGACTTCTTTTTCCCCACGGCCTTTTCCCTGCCCGGCCCATAACGGTCGAGCATCGCCTGTCGAATGGTGGAGTCGTTCACCCCGCGCATCTGTCCGCAGACGTGCAGCTTCACCTCCCTGCGAGTCACCCTGGTCGCACACTGGTCAGCCTGGCAATATCTCCCGATCCACCAGACCGTCTCGAAGATTTCTCTCCCGACCGGCATCCCGAACGACTCGATCATTTCAATTGCGACTCGCGGCTGCCGGATGTCTTTCGACCACTTCTGAAGACGGCACAGCACCCGGTCGTTCGAGTCAATCCCGTGTTCCTTCACCCGGCGGCACGACGGGTCGAGTCGCACCCACGCCGTCATCTCCGTGCCGGGATCAATCCCGACGATGTCGTGAATAGAAATAGACACACCCCTTCCTTGGTCACATCCACTCCTCGATGTCTTCCATGCTCACGCGGCATGGCGCACGCAGTTCAGGATCACGCAAACGCAGCCAGGCGTCGAGGTCAAAATGGTCCGGGTCGGCTTTCCGCTTGTGGGCCAACTGCTCGGGGTGCGTCATCAGGGGAATCCGCTCGTGGTGACAGTGATTGCACAGGAGCAAGTAATTGCACCGATGCGCCCACCGGCCCTGGGCGATGCTTCGACGTTCCATCTCGTGCGTCTCCAGCCAGCGGTACGCGCTGCTGTGTTCTTTCCAGCCGCAGATCATGCACGCGGGGGGCATCTCCCAACGCCACCCCTCCCGGTCTTCCCGGTGGTCCTCGTAATACTCGCGTGCCTTGCTCATCACAGTCCCCGTGAAGGGCGAGCGGGGTGCGTGGGCTTCGTGACCGGGCAGGGGAGTGTCCAATCACTCCACCCACGCACTCCACGGCAGAACAACTGCCGACTCGCCAGGACGCATGCCGGGAGTCGAACCCGGTTTTCCGATTGGCTGACAGGAGAGAGATCCAAAAACAGCCGACACGGTGCGTCCACTCGCCTCATGCGCTGGATCGTGTCCATTCGGGAGTGCCGACGACCGCATTGATGAATGCGTCTTTCCCGAACAGGTTGATGTAATCCGTTACGTCCCCTCCAGATGGTAAGTTCTCCAGCCGGACAATACGAATGGATGCTGCGTCATGCACCACCAGCGAACCGGCGACCGTCGCAGCGTGTTCCCGCCCCGCCTCGTCGTTGTCGGGAACAATTGCCACCCGTCGTCCACACAGCATCTCGCTGTAAGCGTTCTTCCACTTACCCGCCCCACCGACGTTGGTGGTGGGAACAACACTCAGTCCCGCGTTGAGCAGGGACAGGCAATCCTTCTCGCCTTCAACAATGACAACCGGCCAGGAGTATTTCTCGATGATTAGTGGGAGGTTGTAGAGGACACGACGGACGCCGTTCATGCTCCACTCCCACTCGCCGTTGTCTCCCTTGTGACGTTGACGGAACGACTTGGGTTCCATCCGGCACACCTGGAATAACTCGGTGCCGTTCTCGTCCATGTAGGGGTAGGTGTGCGCGACCCTGCTTCTGGTTGACACCGGGTCACCGATGAACAGGTCTTTGAACGTCATCCCGACAGCGTCCAGGATGTCGTCGCTGCTGCACCCGGCATGGCAGCGGATCAGGAGACGCTGCCCGTCGTCGGATGGTCGCATCGTCATGCTCGGGGTCTGGTCGTCATGGGCCGGACACTTGCAGGACCACTCCCCGTTCCCCTGGTCGACCGCACCGAACACCTCGATGATCGCTAGAAACTTGTCGTTCATTTCTCTCTCCTGTAATGAGTAACAGCGTTACCCTACGTTACGAGCGCAGCAACAAAGGGCGTCTCCACCGCATTGATTTATTGTCGCTGCTCCAAAGTCCTCACGACATTGACAACAGTTGTTGTCGCGCAAAATGGGTACTGTATTATTCCGAGCGAGGCCAACCGAGTCCCGATCATCGTCGGGGAACTGCCATCGCCACCACGGACCAGTGGTGTCCACTCTGTGTGTGTGCGGGTCCGTTCGCACTGAGAACACGGGTCTAGAGTCGTGTCATCGGGCACTCCTGAATATCGACAGGTGCTTGCGAAACTCGGGGTGATCCACTTCGCGAGCGGCCCATCCGAGATAACCCGATGGCACGTCCTTGAGGGCTTTCCCCTTGTGCTTTCCAAACCGCATGATCCAGTCCGCTCCCTCGCGGCCAGCACGGTCGCTGATGACGGCACCCGCCTGGGACTGTGTGAATGACCGGGAACTCTCCTCGGGAACCCCCAGGAGAGCGAGGAAATTGATCTGCTTGTCGCTGGCACCGCCCCTGAACGACCCCATGAACCTGTCGGGAACCGAATCGTTGTTGAAGGGGTTGACGGTCTGTGATCGGTACTGCGCCTCGGCCCGAATCCTGAGCCGCCTTTGCAACTCGGCTTGACGTTCTTCCTCGCGCCTGCGTTCTTCCTCCTGGGCCTCGCGCAAGGCATCCCTCATGTTCGACGCTTCGCCGCCGTCTTGGATGGCCTCACGGGCCGCAGCGATGTCGTCAAGGTCATACTCACCACCCAGGACATCGGCCGAAGACACCAACTTGTGTCTCCCCGAGTTGCCGACGAAGTCGAGGACGGTGACCGATGGCTTTTCACTTTCCAGTATCGCATTCACGCGGTCGTCGGAGTTATCGTGTTCATCAACCAACCCCGGCAACGGACGTGTGCCACGACCGATCATCTGGGTGTAGAGCAAAGTGGATTTGGTCGGACGTGCGATTGCCACACACGACGTTGCCGGGGCGTCAAACCCCTCGGTGAAGACACCAACGCCGACCAGGACCTGGAGATCATAGTTCTGGAATCGCCGGATGATGTCCCGTCTTTCATCCCTCGGGGTTTCTGCCAGAACACACGCTGCCGTCACTCCGTCGTGCCGGTTGAACACCTCGGTCAGCCGCCGGGCGTGTTCCTTGGTTACGGCGAAGACCAGCGTTGGGC